AAGGCATGGAAATTACTCCTGGATATTGGGCTCAGCTCAGCCGGCTACTCGCAAGCCAAGGGTCCTGTAGAGTGAAGCGGGGCCGTACAACACATCCGCGCGTGTTGGTTCGGAGTCGTTGTTGATGGTGTACTGGCTCACGCACCGGATGCTCATGCCGACGTCTTCGTCGTCATAGGCACGTGCCGCGAATTCCACTCCTCGAGGCAATGGCAGATCCGCGAACGCCAGTGCAAAGGCGTACTTATGGAAGACCAGATTCTGCGGGCTGACCTGGTTGGCCGCTGCCGCACCGCCGTTGACCGTGACCGTCGCGCCCGAGGCGGGCGCGACGGTCACGTTCTGGAACTGACCGCCGGAGATGCAGCAGTCCCCAATGGTGAGCGTCAATGTGCCGGTGCCTGAGCTCGTATACTGGCCATTGGCCGGATTGAATGTGCCAGCAGCGAGCGTCGCAGCCGCGTAGGTGAGCCCCGGAGCGGCCGCTCCGACCGGCGGGGTCGCAAAGCCACCCGGCGGCAGCACCACGAACTGCCGCAGATTCTTGCCATACTGCAGGCGGTTCTGCGGATTGACCGGATAGACACCTGCAAACTGGATCACATCGCCGACCGTCACCACGGCGGTGCTGTTGGACCAGCCTTGCGTCGATACGGTGCCGCTCTGCGTCCACCCGGCAGTCAGGAATGCGGTTCCGGCGATCGGCGTAGTGAGTACAGGCGTGCCACCCTGCGCCCCGCAGGTGAAGACCGGGATGTTCTGGTCTTCCCACCAGTCCAAGCCTGCGAACCGCTTGGCGATCATCGCCTCATCGATGTACTCGCTGATCTTGGCCTGCGGATTGAATAGACCGGCGACAGAGGCAACCATCGAGGACATGCTGATGGGATCCAGCACGGCGTTCTTATCGCCTTCCTTCGGGCAGGCTTCCGCAGCCAGCAGTGCGCGCGCGTCCGTGAAGAGTTTCAGCTGGTTTGGTGAGGTGCCGAACGTGCCGAGTGTCGCGGCGGTGTTGAGGTAATAGAACTGCGCGGAGTCCGAATCCACTCGGTTGGCCACCGTGGCGATCTGCGGCCGCAGCACCCGCTTCTTGAACATGTCCATGCTCAAGGCCAGATCCTGGGTCGTGAACTGCACGTCGACGTGGAACTGATAGTTGAGCACCACGGGGATGCTCTGCTCGAACGTGTCCTCGACGTTCAGCGGTGGGCCGTATGTACCCTTGTAGCGGGGCGGCCGGCGGATGTTGACGGTATTACCGATCTTCGCGCCGGTCTGGGCAAACTCGTCCGAGTACTGCCGCTCTACGCGGTTGGCGATGACCAATTCATTTTCGAGTACGACGAGCGCTTCATTGGTGATGTAGCTCATCGTGAGCAAAGTTTGAGTCACAAGAGTAGCTCCTGAATGGGGTTGGCATCAGGAGCGCCGTACTCATCAGTGCTTCTCCCGCGCACGAGCGCGTTCGTAAGCACGCAATTCCTTGAAGGACATCTTGGAGGGGTCCGTGTTGACGGACCCGGCACCAGAACCCGACAAAGGGGTGATGGGGGGCGGCGCTCCACCGCGCTCACGCGCAGCTGGCGCCCCATTCGCAGCACCATTGGAAGTGCTGGCGGGCTGACTCAACTTGGCGGCGAGCGTGCCCAATTCGGCCAGGCCGAGAATGGGTTTGAGTGTGGCAATTCGTTTTGATTCCTCGGGGTTCTTCGCCAGGTGATAGGCGATCTCAGCCCCGTGCTCGCTCTCAAAGATGTAGTTCAAAACGAACTGCGGCACCCGATCGGCATCCGTGTTGGCTACTTTAGCCATCACGCTGTCGAAATCCGGGTGGGCCTTACGCGCTTTGTCCGCGTTGGCCTTCACTCGCGCCGCGGCTTCAGCCTGTTCGGCTGTCGCTCGCTGTTGTGCCTCTTTCTCATCACGCTCTTTCATCTTCACGTCGGCCGCGTAATCAGCCTTCGCATCCGTGTACCTGTCCCAATCCACGTTGCCGGCGGCATCGCGGTATTTCCAAGAACCATCTGCGTTCTTGTCATCGACGGTGGGCTTTTTCAGCTCCGGTTCGGCCGCTTTCTGCGGCAACTTTCCTTCCAACTCGCGCGCGCGCGCTTCTGCGGCTTCCGCACGCTGTTCCTGCAGGCGCCGCTCGTTGAATTGCGTCTCGGCGAGACGTTCCAACTCGGAGACCTCCTCCGCACGTTTATCGGCCAGCGCCTGGGCAGCCTTCATGGCTGCGTGTTTGCGACCGATGCGGCTTCGCACACGCTCAGGGAGGTCGTTATCTTCGGGATCGAGGCCGGTATCCTCTGTTTCAACCGGTTTCGTCTCATCCTTGGGTGGTTTCGTTTCGACTTCGGGCTTCTTCGTCTCACCAATAGCCGTGCTCGACTCATCCTTCTTCACCTCGAGGGGTGCGGCCACAGCCCTGCTCGGCTTGTGATTCTCCACATGCGTGACGGTGCCGCTCTGAATGAATTCCTGAAGCCCTTCGCTGGTGACGACCTTACCCATTACTACTCCCGGCTTGCGCCGTTTTTGGACTCGGCTTTTTCAGCCGCTCTCAATGCCAACTCCGCAGCCTCCTTGTTGTGCTCTGCCTCAGCATGAGTGTTCAACAAAGAAGCTCCGGCCTGAATCTCGGCCACATCCCGCGCGGTCGTTGACTTGACGTGCGTATCAAACACCTTGGTCTGCGCGTTGACCGAGGTGTCGTGCATTTTGGTGGTGGACTGGCTGTCTATCTTCTCGCGCTCGACCTTCATCCAGCCCTGCTCGATGTTGGTTTTGTACTTGATCTCCAGCTGCAGGTGCTGAATCATCTGCTGGGCCTGCTGCAGCTGGGTCATCATGGCCTGCACGATGCCCTGCGCTTCCTTGGGCAGATTCGCGACTGCTTTCTGCATGCCCTGCGCGTTAGTGGGTAGCAGCCGGTCTGCCAGATCATCGGCGCCTGCGAAGTCCATGTTGCGCACGATCAGGTCTGCCCCGACCTTGACGATGGACTCACCCAGTGGTGTCTTCATCAGGTCGATGACCGCTTCCTGACCTTCCTGGCGCTTGGTCTCATAGCCCGGGCCCGTATCCATCACCACGTCGTACTTGCCGACCGTCAGGTCGTTCTTGATGGTGTGGATGGCCTGACCGGTCGCAGGATCAACCATGGGCGAGCCGTTGCCATCGAGTTGGGGCGTCGCCTTATTGATCTCGATGGTCTGCGGAACCCCGTCCTCGCCGATAATCCGCTGCATCCGCTCTTCGGAGTAATAGTGCGGGATCAGGTCAAGCAGGATCTCACCGGTGTGTGAGATCGCCTGAGTCTGGTTGTCGTAGTACTGGAAGTGCCCGATGTCCGAGAGAGCTTGTCTACGCCGAAGCGCTACGCCGGACACGACCGTTCCAGGGGCATCCTGGCCGGGCTCATGCGGCATACCGGCGAGCGCCATCATGTCATGCTCGGCACCCTGACGCGCATTCATGACACCTGCCGGAATGGGCACCGCCTCTACGCGCTGCGGCGGCGGCAGCGTGGGCGAATCCGGGTTATCCGGGTTGCTGTGGACTGCCGTATAGGTGAGCGTGCTGTAGGGCCGCTGGTTGGCATCCTTCCACTCCGGATGTCCGTCAGTCTGCCCTTCCGCAACCACCCAGGGCGCTCGGGGCGCGAGTGCGACCAACTCGGTCTCGCACGTCGCCCAGTAGTTGTACATCCGGTTGCTGTCTTTGATGTCGCGGACCATGCCGCGCAACCGGATCTGGCCGTTGAGGTCGAGCAGGTTCCCGAGACAGCGGATGAGCGGGATCCATTTGCCCGGTAGCGTCTGTCGCTCGACCACTTGCTGGCCATTGAGACGAAACCATTCAATGACGCGCGTGAAGCTCTGGCGCTGGATCTTGTGGCCGGCACGGTCCATCGCCACGATGTCGCCCGGCTGCATCTCGGAATGAAATTTCGTCTTTCCGTTCGTGAGCTTGTAGAGGGTCTGCGGCTTCTGGGTGACCCGGAAGTACTCGGCGAGCCGGATCTGCTCCTTGGTCTCCCACAAGCGCATCTGATCGCCCGCACCCCCCTCCTTCCAGTCGGTGTTGGGTGCCTTCGGGTACTTGCGCTTGTACTCCGCGCGCTGCATCAGTTCGCTGATTAGGCACCACCCACGATCAGCACCAGTCGGCAGCAAGCAAGCTGGATCGTCGTAGACCGTGAAAACATTGCGTATGGGCGCGACCTTCAGCTCCTGGTCGAAGCTGCGTTCGTCCACCCACTCGGACAGCACGCGCCAATAGCCCCAGCCGATCTTGACCGCGGACTCACCTCCGCCGTCGTACGCCACCGAGGCCTTAGAACGCGTTTCAATGTGGCGGATCATGCCGCCCACAACCTTGGCATCCTCGATCTGTGCGCCATCCCCTACGGGATGCACTTTGATCCGGGGACGCTGCTGACGCATGTTGTTCACGACCCGGCGCACGAACGTGCGGGTGTGATTGATGGTCAGCGTGGGTCGGTGATCGAGCTTGCGCTGGTTGTACAGGTCATCCGGCCATTGCTGGCCATCCTCGAACTCAAGATCCGCAATCGCGTTGGTGACGTTCTCGCCCATCGCCTCCATGGAGATGCGCAGGCGATCGGCCGCCTCGAGGAAGATCTCTTGGTCCGTGACGGCCGGTGCGTCGGATTCGCGTGGAAGTTGCGGCAGACAGCCCCCGCCCAAGCTTTGGGCGCCGTTACTGTATCATCAGTGAATCAATCGAAAAAGGATTGTTTCACTGGCGTTCCACGTGGAACCGGAAATTGGCCCTAATTGCCCGGCGGGCGGCGACGGCTATTTATGCTAAAGCGCCATTAGCGCAACATCCTTTCTACTGGCTCGCAGACTCGCGCAACAACGTTGCGTCATCCCATCCATCCGAGTCCATCCCCTCGCGGCCGGCGACCCCCGCCATTCGTATCCTGCAGCGGCTTGGCCTGCTTCCTGAGCATCGCGAAGCGCTTCATCATTAGGGCGTAGCGACTCGCACTGATCAGGTCGTCGTTGAGCTTGACGATCAGTCCGTCCTTGCGGTGGTAGAGCTCGAATTCCTCGAACCAATCGGCCAAATGCGCAAAGACCTTCCAACGACCGGTCTCCATGCGCTCGTACATGTCGGTGATGCCCGCTTCCACCCCGTTCGTGCCATCTTCGAACTGGGCATGCTGGTGCAGCATCTTCAGGCCGTGTTTCTTATAGATCGCGGCCAGTTGCAGTTGATCCTGCGCATCGAACTTGCCACCGCTCTGCTTGCCGTCATGCGGCCATGCCCAGGGCAGCCAGTCGGCCCAGGGTTTGATGGCGGCGACCATCATCATCGGGGTCTGCGCTTTGGCTCGATGGGCAGACGTGACGTAGATCGTGTCCGAGTCGCGGTCCCAGGCCTGCCGTACTGCGGCGCTCGGATGGTCCCAGCCGAAGTCGAGTCCGCCGATCTGCGTCCAATGCTCGGGAATGGCGAATGGCTCGCAGGCGATCTGCCCACGTTCGAACGGAAATACTCGACCCGAGCCGAGTTGTGGGAGACCCCGAGTACGGGCCTTCCTTTCGTGCTCCGGGTAGCTGGCGATAATGGCGGCGCGCTGTTCGGGGGTGTAGTGCTCGGCATCCGAGATATCCATGATTGTGAGGTGAGTGTCGGCATGCTTCTCGAGGTAGAAGCGACGCACGACTTCTGACACGCCCATGAGTGGGGTGAGCGTCGAATAGACCGGGCCAAAACCCGTGTTCGTGCGCGTCACACCCTCGAAATAGATGTCCTCAGGTGGCTCTTCATCGAACCAAATGCCATCGATCGTCTCGGCTTGCCACTTCGTACGGCCCTGGTCGTAGCTATTTAGCTGAATGCTGCTGATGCCGCCGTCGATGTAGCGCACGGTGATGCCCGAGACCGCATCCGCAATGCCTTGACGGCGAGGATGGTCGATCAGGTCTGCCTTCGGAATGGCGCCCGTACCCCACAGACTCTCCACCTCGGGCGGACCCAGCAACAGGCGCTGCACACCCTTGCGCGTCAGCTCGCCTGATTCGGATCCCGCGAGCCAACGGACGGGGCGATTGAAGCGTTTTCCCTTCCACCACGGCGGATACTTGCCAGTGAGATGCATCGCGGTCTCAAAGGCCGCGGAGAGCGTCTTGCCCAGCTGGTTGCCGGCCATGAGCATGCGCTCACGGTGCGTCGATCCGGCTGCGTGAAACTCGGCCTGCTTCGGATAAGGACGATAGTCAGCTAAGCGATTTTGACTGAGCCGGCGTGACCATTCCCGTTCCAGCTGAGTCAGCAAGTCGGCTTCTGAGCCAGGCAATTGCGGCAACGAGCTCGACATCGGTCATGTCTTCCAGGGGTTGGGACTGCTCGACCTGTTTGGGCATCAGGGCGGCGACGGCCTTCACGTAGCCCATCGGGTCTTTCTCGCGCGCGTCGACAATCGCCTTCTTGCCGTGCTGATCGAAATCATCTGCGAGCGCATTTAGGAAGGAGCCCTGCAGGCGATTGCGTGCAGCCTTGGGCTTACCGCCGGGGTTGCCCGATTGGCCCGGGGCGAAGCGCGTCTCCTCAGGCGGAGGCGGCGCGGGCATGGCCTGAATCTGAGGGTTCAACAACGATAGCCACATCCTCTTCGCGGCAGATCACGACTTCGGTTGCTCCCCACCGGATGGTCTGGAATAAATAGCCGCCGAGTTCCAGTCCGCCGAGCTCCACGACATCGCCGACTTTCACGTCACAGGGGCGGAAGCACTTCGCGTCCCAGGTCTTGGAGCGCTTGCCTTTGGGGCCGTTGTAGCGCTTCGGATAGCAGCCGGGGCCGGCCGCGAGCACTGTGCCGCGTAGGGGCTTGCCGGAATAGGCCGCGATGATGATCTTCGAGGGTTCCCAATTGAGCGGCTCGACGATGATCTGATCACGCAAGGGACGGATATGCTCGCTGGCCTTCACGAAGGTGAGCAGTTCATTGCCGATGCGGGTGCCGTAGTTGACGCTCATCCCTTCAACCCCACGAATAAACGCAGGTTGTTTCGAAATGATTCGTAGCGGAAGAGCTTCTCGCGCATTTCATCCAACTGGGCGGCTTTGGCCATGAAAGCGTATTTATCGTTCTCTAGCTGCGCGATGATCTGCTCCAATTCCTTGATCCGTTTATTGGCGGCGCGAAGTGACTTGATTGTCATCAGTTCACCACCGCGTCATGTACGACCGCTTTCAAGCTCTGCTGATCGTGGTCACGTTCGAACATATGCGCGAGTTGATAATGGTCCGGACTCGTGCGCCCCGCACACTTCGCATGCTTCATGAACCACTTAGCCAGTTCCTTTGGCGGTACCATCGGGTCGTAGTAGCCGATGCGCGTACGAGCGGCCAACTTGACACCGAAGTCAGGTTGATTGGCCTCTTCGCAGGGCTTGCAGACCAGGAACAGGATATTGCCTTCGCTCATGCGGCCTCGAATGGATCTTGGGTAAAGAGCAACTCGCCCGCAGCATCCTTGACTTCCAATCGGTAGGGCTTGCCCTGATCGAGACTTACCGCGGCAGGTAACCGACCTTCACGATCCAACACAATGGTATGCGCCACCTTACCCTCCCGCAGAAAATACATACTCGCATTCGCCAAGTGATTCGGCAGATCCAGCCCCTTTCTGCGCAAACGCTGCGAGTGCGATGCGATCCAACTCAGGACCTCCTTGAGTGGGTCATTCACGCGCGTGCTTCCGGCTTCTTCTTCTGCCGCTGCGTCTCGCGATAGGACGGCAGTTTCTTCGGGGCAGGTTTGCCGCCCATGTGACGGGCGACAAACTCAGCCAGAGATCCGCATTGCGAGCCCTGGGCCATCAGCCGCCCGTGCCCTTACTGCCACCCGGACCGCGCACATCGCAGTGCTCGTGATGGTTCGGCACACCAAACTTGATGCCCTCCCCACCTTTGCTGCCGACCTTCTCGATTTCCTTCACCGTCTCACTGCCATGACTCTTGGCGCGGGACATCCCTCGCTCGCTCGGTTTGTTCTCGCCTTTCATTGCATGAATCCTCATATGATTTTGGATAATCAGGCGTATTGATCATCGGCTCACAGGTGCTTGAACGCAAGCCAGACGATCACTGCGGCCTCAGCGATCCCGATCGCGAGCGTCCAGCGCGGATGTCGGGCGATCCAGCTCGAGGCGCGGACCTCGTCGGTCTTCGCGGTGCTGGTGAATTTGCCCAGCCGGGTTTGCAGGTCAGTCATATCGCGTAGTCTCCGAAAAACGTGTGGATCACCAGGATCGATCGATAGGCCGGCTTCAGCGCCACTCGTCGGCACAACGTGCGACAGCGCGCGCATGTGACTCCGCGAGCTCGCCGGCCGCACCCGCATGTCCGGTAGCGGCTCATGGCCCTATGGGCGCCGTACAGGTCGCTACGCCGTTGGCGACCGCGCAAGTCCAGTTCATCGGAACCCACACGTTAGCCGGCGGTGGTGGCGTCACCGGTGGAACTGCCGCAGCGTTTACAGCCGACGCTGCGATCAGCACGGACGCAT